GCCACTTGCTGATACAATGCCTTTGATTAAAGTCCATTTCTCAATACTATCAACCATTGACTTAGGTGGCTTGTTAGTCTTTTGGCTCGGTCTTGTACCGTACTCACTTGCAAACAAATAACCCGCACCATCAATAAGCACCCCGCCCAGGTCATCGGCTTCAATTCGCATTTCTGCTATTGACTTACCCGAAGCTTTACGGTTTTGAGCAATCATGTTCTTAGCTATGTTATCTTTTGCTAAAGTTAATTGCTCCTCTATTATCTGCTTTATACTATACATATCGTACCGTAGTTAATAATAGGCAAGTCCATTTCAAGTAAACAACCAGTTAAGCCAACATCGTAAGGTAGATTAACAACATCGGTTATTGTGTAGTTTAACCCGTTATCAAAGTTAAAAGCCTTTTTGCCGTTGGTGTAGGTATAAGACTGTATGCGGGTAATAAACTCTTTTGCATACGTTCTCATTTGCAAGATAGTAACCCGTTGTTGTGTGGGTGTTGCATCAAGTATCGCCTTATCAGCAAAGAACAGAGCCACCGGGTAAACTACATTAGCATTACCCATGCTTGATAATGTTTCCCGTGAACGTAACGGCTCGTCAAGATACACCTTAGGAAAGGTTGCGTTATCGGCTTCTTTGTTTTGCTCAAACCTCGTGCCGTGTGTTAAGGTTAAAGCAGGGCTTGCCCCTATCAAACCTACAACGTCTTGTAATACATCAACTATATCAACGGCTTGCATTTCTTATTTTGTTATAGGTTTCTTGGTAATCAATTACTTCTTTTTCGTAAAGCAAGATAGTAAAAGCTTCACTATACTCCAACTGTTGTACCTCTTCGCTTGTTAGGTTGTGGGCTTTCATGATTGTACGGATTTGCGGGTACGACCTATACTTAGCAAACCTTTCCACCCCCGCAGCTTGTGAGTAGGGGTCGGGCTTGCTGCTAAGGTGCTTTTGTTCTCGGTCAATGACTTCAGCAAGCCTTTCAAAAAAAAATCAATCAACGGCTTTGCGTTGGCTATCGGGTAGCTGCCAAACCATTCGGTTAAGTCCTCAATCGTTTTATCGTTGTAGGGGTTTTCAACTTCACGGGCAAATACTATTGCCAGTAGATTAGCATAACATTTTGGGTTAACCTCTACCCCATCGGTATTATCAATAGCTTTATTCTGAAAGGTTATCTTTTGCCCGAATGCAAGGCTATCAAAACCATTAGGTACGTTAAACACCTTACCGTTATAATCAATAACATCGGGTTTGCTAAATTCTATCGTTCTGCCTACCCAACCTAAGTTTACTCCTATTGTTAGGTGAAAGTTGGCAAGGTCGGCATTTTTAAGCGTTACAACATCAATACCAAGCAAGGCGGCTGCTAAGTCTATGGCATCGGCTTCGGGCTTTAATTCCCTTACTCTTGCATACTGATTGAGTGTTACCTCTTCCCAGTCTAACGGTAGTTGATATTCTTTATTGTCAATTTTTAGCTTTAGCATAGCACAAATATAATTTATTTTTATATATTAGCAGCGTCTTTCATGTTTAATTGGTTATGGACTTAGCCCTGCTTAATGCGGGGCTTTGTCGTTCTACGGTCTTATCCGTTACCTGTATCAAGTGTTTACCCCCGTTATGCTCAAACCTAATTACGTTGGTCTGCTTAAACCTTTTGCAGTTCTTAACCTCAATTCCGCTTAAACCATAGATTGAAAAGACAAAACCCGCAATAGCCCGGTAAGCTAACGCCTTTCTTTTGTAGGTTTTTTTTGCAACCATATCCAAACCCGCCCCTGATTTATAGGTTATTTGGTAGTCTTCGCCTTGCTTGGTGATTATTATTCGTGCCGCCATGATGTAAGGTTTTTGCCTTTTTTGTGTGTTTACCCCGTATTTTGGAGCATTTTTAATCGTTTTTTATATTTCTTGATGTAAGTTTTTTACCTCATTTTTGTCAAAGTTACCCTTGTTGCTGTCAATGGTTTACTGACTAACTCATAACTACCATACCTCGCAGCATCTAATGCATCGTCAAAGTTCTTTACAGGCTCTTCTAATACCGTATCGGTAGCGTTATGCCGTTTCCATTTGTAGTTCTGTATTTCTTTAACCAGGTTCTCACCGTTAACAAATATCTTTTGACTCTTAACCTTATCAATCCCGTGTTTCACTTCTTTTTGAGCCGACTTAATGTTAAACCCCGCTTTGCGAATATCCTCGATTATTTCAGGTCTTGCTCCATCGGCTCGTATCTCATCACGCTTGTTTACCAGTTGCCCTATCAGGCTTATCAGTTCAGGTGTTGTTAGGTGGGATTGGTAAAGCATTTCCCGAAGATACAACTCACCATCACGGTAGCTGCATTTAACTAATGCGGTTGGGTGGTTGTACCCAAAGTCAAGACCATACATTACCCTGCAACCATCAGGCTCTACGTGGTAATATTCATAACGTGGGTATATTAAATCCTTGCTACTCGCACGTTCACCCATTCCGTAAACCTTAAACCAGTCGGGGTCGGTTTCCCTTGCCGCCTCTATTTCTGCTATAATTTCTTTAGGCAAAAACGGGTTGTCTAAGTACGTGGACTTAATTAAGGTGCAATCTTCTCTAACCAGTATCTTCTCGTATATCCAATGGTATAGGTCGGACGGGTTAAAGTCCATTATTATTTGCCCTGTTGTACGGCTGTTAACCTGTTTAAAGTCTTCATAGGTACAATAGTTGGCTTCGTTAAACCAAAAGTAATCTTGCTTTCTACCGTGTAACTTTAGCGGGTCATCTAAGCCTATAAACTGTATTTCGCTCCCGTTGCTCTTTAGCGTGTACGTTAAGCTACTTAAATGGGCTGTAAAGTATGAACTTATACCCCCGCTACTGATAACGTCTATAAAGTCTTTATACGCTGTATCTTTTAGATTGGTTAACGCAGAACGGGCAATGGTTATCTTTATACCAGGTGTTTGTATCGCCCTATAAATAAGGTATTGGATAATTGAATACGTCTTGCTTGACCTTGCCCCGCCTTGATGTACTATCAATCGGGTGTTGGCTTGCTCGGTACGTTCAAAAAGAATGGTACTATCGAACGTCATCGGGTCGTACTATGCGAATAGTTAACTCATTGCTTTCGTTGCCCTCTTTATCGGTAAAGCTAACGTTTTGCAGCTTAGGCAGTATGTATGGCAATACCTCGCCACAAGCTTTAACGTAGGGCAATCCCCTTAACCCTGTCATTTCTTTAAACAGTTTCTCTACCATATCTGAATTGAAGCCGTCGGTTAATGCTTCACGCAATTGTTTCTTAACTGGGTTTATTGCCCCTTTAGGTCTACCCGAATTGCCTTTTTTAAATGCGCCTGATGTCTTTACTCCTTTTGGCATAATTAAGCGTTTGTAAGCGTTATTTACGTTAAAGTTAACATTTCTTTTCTAATTCCCTTACCCGGTATGTGAACGGGCTTAGTAAAGTCGTGGGTATCAGGCTCAAAGTTAGCCCAATCTTTTAATATATCTTCAATTCTGTCTTTATAATTTCGGTTTGCGTTGCTATGGATTAGCTTTTCACGGTAGCTTTGTACACTATCCCTGACGTGGCTGTAATGGTGGGCTTCAATTTCATCTCTTTTAAAGATGTGAATGTTATTTGCTGGAATTGCCCGTGTAGGGTCAACTCTTATATCCCAGGCATTTAGTTTTAGGTTGCCGATTGTTTGAATAAATGGTATGTAGTATGTTTCAGGTGTTGCAAACTTTACTGTTTTATACTTATAGTAAGTTTGCATTTGGCAAGCGGTGGCTTGTAAGTCATGGCGGTTAATATAATAAATAGCCCTATCCACCTCTTCAGGCTTGTAAACCTCATCGCAGTCCATAAGTAGTACGTGGGTGCAATCTATTAACCTGTCTATGCCTTGTTGCCTTTTTGCTATTTCGCCTTTGTGGTCTTGGTACTTACCATAGACTAATTCTATTTGGTGGGCGAACGGTTGAATACCAGCAATGCTTTCTTTTAGGTTTTCAAGCCCATCGAAGATATTATATACTATTCCTAACTTCATCTTTTGCTTACAATAGTTTGCAGTTGTTCTTTGCTTATAATTCCATCGTGCGCTAAGTTATGGCATACTCGGCATAATGCAACCAGATTACTAACGTGGTCTTGTTCTGCCTTTCTTTTGCTGCCAAACTTGCTGCGGGGTATTATGTGGTGTATATCAACTGATGTAGCAGAGCATACCTCACAGGCTATCCAACTGCCAGGTATATATCCTAATGCTTTATGGTAGTTAATTATGTGTGGTTGCATTGTTAAAACTTTGTTAGTGTTGTTACTTGGTTTTAAGTTTGTCCTGAATAGCTTGCTCCACAAATGCGGTTATGGTTATGCCGGTTGCTTTCTTGCGTTCCTTTATTTGGGTTAACAAGTCGCTATCAATCTTTATGTTTTCTTTGCTCATATCTTTATTATTTATAGCCCAAAGTTATCTAAAATTATTACACATCAAAACATTATTATCGCTTTTGGCTTAATCGCTTGGGGGTTAGGGGGTTAAAATGTAACTAAAGATATGTGATATTACTTTTATAGTCCACCCATTGCCAAGCATTTTATATCGTTGAGTATCGCTAACGTGGGCTGTGTAGCCATCGGGTACTGTTTGCAATCGCTCGCACTCGGTAGGGGTTAGACGGCGTATGCGGCTTGTTAAAGCATATATTTTACTTACACTATCCATATACTCGCTTGAGCTGCCCATACGGCCTTGTGCCAATGTTAGTGTATTGGCTTTATCAGTATTTACATTGGGTTTAAATTTGTTTTTTTGATTTTCATTGAGCATTACCAAATTATCTTTTTGCACACTGGTTAGGGTATTGGTTTTGCCATCGTTACGTGGCTCAATACATTGCTCTGTTTCTACCCCTGCTATTCTACTTTTGTGGTTATCAACCGGCCTGCCACGCATAGCTACACAAAAAGGTTCTTCTTTAGATAAATTATAGTTTTTTTCTATTACA